TGGAAATATTTACTCAAATTAAGGAAATTATTGATTCATTACCTCATGAAATGCGGCAAATTTTGGACTGGGCTGGTGTTTTGGCATCAGTCCATGTTTTGTTAAATCAAGCAGATTCATACTCTGCTAAGTACATTGCAATTCGGGAATTATATTCTCAATTCAATGTCAAAGGGATAGATTTGGACACAATAGTCACAATGATTATTGGTGTTCTTTTATCCTATGGTTTAACATTCAAAGATTTACCATCTAAACAGAGTATGGATCATGAACTTGATCCTGTCTCTACTCTTATCACAATTTTGTTAACATTCATGTTTGGTCGAAAACCACATGAAGGTTTCTTACGAAACTTCACAGCAAACCTTGGTAGCTTACCTAGAGCTACTGATGGCGTACATTCATTAATTCAACTTGTAAAGCGCATGTGTGGACTTCTTACCGGTAGTAATATCGGTGAGAGTACATATGAGCGTATCGTCAGATTGCATAAATCGTCAATGGAATGGACAAGTCGAGAGGGTCTTGATTCGATCCTCTTAGATGAGTCTGGATTTGATAAAGTGTGTAAAGCCTATACAGAAGCTGAAGAACTTGCGATGGTGTTAAAGCCACGCACAGCTGAGTATAGTGCATTTATTCCAACACTTTTGAGAATTCGCCAATTCTATCGGCAGGTGATGATTTCACCTGCCAGCGGTCACACATATAGAGTGCAGCCTGTTGTGCTGCAACTAGTGGGTGATCCAGGAGTTGGTAAAACATTGATGATTAATGCTTTAGCTGCTGATGCTTTGCATAAGATTTTTGAATTACAAAATTTCTCTAGGGAAGAACGGAAGGAAAAGTTAGCTGAATATACTAAGTATGTTTACTATCGACCGTTCGGGCATAAATATGAAACAAATTACAACAGTAGATTGTCTCAAATTTATGTTATCGATGATGCGAACCAGGTTTCTCCTGATTATTGTCATGATGATGTTCCGATTCCAGCAAAAATTATTAATTATGCAAACAATGCAGAGTTACTAATGCCAGTTGCTGAAATTGAAAATAAGCGTTCTGCTTTTTTCAATTCGAAACTAATCATCATGACGGATAATATGGAGGATCCGTGTCTCAAGTATCTTGCCGAGCCTGAAGCCTACAGACGAAGATTAGATCTTCGTTTTAGGGTGAAGTTAAATGATTCTCACAAGAAAATGGGACCAAGTGGCGTTCGCATCGCCGATCCATCAAAATTCTCGTCAACACATTTTGACACGAGTGCATATTTGTTCGAAGTTATTAAGGGAAACAATGAAATCTATACATATGATCAAGTGGTAAGGTTGCTATGGGAGCAATTGTGCCAAAAACATATGGAATTCATTCAACACCGACGTAATTTCGTTCAACACGCACTCCGTCATTTAGACGAGTCTGACATTGGGAACACATCTGTATCAGATGTCTCACCTAGTGTCAGTAATGTAGTCAGCGATATTGAAGCAATATCCCCGACTACAAACAAAACATGTATTAATGAGAACGCATCTACATTAGATGCCTCACTCGTTAATACTTTCATGAGCAGCGATGCTGAAGCAGCATCCCCGCTCATGGCTTTTCCACAAAAGCAGGCATTATTTGGCGAAACGAAACAAGTTATTCAAACCGGCAAATTAATGTCTTATTCATTATACGAACGTTTTACTACGTTTGTTTCTCTTATATATTTAAGAGGAAAAATTAAGTGGTACCAGCAACCCTCATTTAAAGATCGATTGAAATTATTTTCATGTATCGGTTTACTTGTGGGTGCTATTGGTACTGCTTGGTTTATTCTTACTAAATCAAAGAGTAATAAAAGTAGTAGACGTGGTATTTTTGAAAATTATTCTTCAGGTACTGCAAACGCAGTTCCGAAGGGTAAGCCTCGTGGAAAAGCAAAAATAAGGATTGTTAAAAAACAGAGTGATGAAACGGAAAGAGTTTGTGAAACTCTTAA